AGTGCTTGCTGGTATGATTAAACAGAGAAATCAGAACATTCAAAAGAAATATTCGATTGGTAAACCTGTGTTTTTAGATGTTCCAAAACATCAAGACTTTGGTAAAATGAAAGGAAAGTTTTTAGGAAGATTAAATAAATTAAAAGCTAGATATGGACTTAAAGATAACGATACACTTGCTTTATATCATCAACATTGGTGGGAACAATTTATCTCATTTACTTATCCAAGAAAATTAAGTGGAAAAGTTGTGGAGGGATTAGTTAAAAGATGGGCTTTCTTTGATAAATCATATTCAGTTGCTGATATAAAAAAAGATATGAAAATGACTGATTTCTTTGATGAAAAAGTTTTAGAATCAATATTAGAATTTGATAAAAAAAACCACGCTAAACAAGTGAAAGAAAACATGAGACCATTTGAAATATTGTTCTTTGAAGTAGGAGCTGAGATATTGAAAAATGTAAAAGGGTTCATATCAGCTAATCCAAAGAAATCAGTTCGTAATATGATTAAGAATTTAGATAAGGCTATCAAGACAGTTCAAAGTGGTGGTGATTTGAAAAAATTGAGTAGATTGAAAACACAATTGGATAGATTAGAAGCTATTGGTGGAACGAAAGCCATTGTTCCAAGTGAAGGGTTGGTGTTTAAGTATAAAGGAAAGACTTACAAATTCACAGGTGCGTTTGCTCCAGTGAATCAAATCACAGGTTTAATTTATTTTTAGATATTTATATATACAACAATAAGAGGAATTATGAGTAAAAATTTAAGAAAAGTCCAAGATATGTTGGATGGAAATTATAAGAATAAAATCCAAGTTGGGGGATATTCTAAATCTGATGAAACAAGAAAAGTAGGTGATAAGTGGGTGGATTCTGATGGAAATCATTGGGAACAAAAAAATGGATATAGAACAAAAAATACATCTAATATTAGACACTATTCTTGGGATATGAAATGTTCAGGTTGTGAAAAGCTTATAATTAAACCTTGGGATAAAGATACATATAAAGCTGATGGTAGATGTTATTACTGTCAGATAGATTATGAAGCTGAATTAAAAAGTAAATATATTAGATGGTTTGCTTATAGAAGATTAAAAGATTTACAAAATATGGATGCTATACACAAAGATATGGAAAAATTTATTTTTGAAAAACATGAATTTGAAAAAAATGAAAAAATTTTTGATAAATCAGTAGCTAATGCAATAGCTAATGAAAATGTTTCAATGACAATAAAAAAAAATACACAATAGGAGAAATAAAATGACTGAATGGATTTTAGCAAATTGGGAATGGGTAATGTTAGGATTTTACACGTTAGAAAAAATTGTAAAATTATCACCAAGTAAAAAAGACGATATTATATTCGATGCAGTAATTAAACCTGTTTGGGATAAATTACCTTTCGGAAAATAATATGTTCAGTAAAATCAAAAAATATGTAATTGGATTTTTTGTTTTAGCTGGAGGTATTCTTTTTGCTTTCTTGAGTGGTAAAAGTGCTGGACGAAAAAAAGAACGATTAGGTGGATTAAAAAATAAAATTAAAGACACCAAAAAATCAATCAAGAAAACAGAAAAGAAAAAAAGAGAAGTTAAAAAGTCTCTTGAAAGCAAAAAGAAAAGTTTAAAAAAAACTAAAAATAAAAAATATAAGAAAAAAGATGTCTCGACTAAAGAAGCTTCAGATTTTTTAAAAAACTTCAGTAAGGAGAAAAAATAATGCCACATGTACCAGGACATAATGAGGAAGATAATGTTCAAACACCTCAACCTACACCACCGACAAATGTAAGACAAATGACACCGATGGGTAGGGGTGTGACGAGAACTACAGCGACTTATACAATATATGGAACTAATGAACCATATTCAGGTTTAGTTGTTCGTATTGGTGATGCTTTATTCACTACTAAAGGTGGTGCTAGAGAGGGAGATTCATATCAATTAATCGAAACAGAAATAATAGATACATCTATCAATAATAATCTACCTCGAGGAAATCAACAAAATCGACAAAATCGACAAAATCAACAAAATCAACAACTAAATTCAAATCAAACAAATTTAATAACACTACAAGGAGAATTTATAAATAGGAGAACTGGACAGCCAGTTCCTGCAGGAGTTTTATATCATATTCATCCAGACAAAGGGCCCATGGAGGGTGGAATACATAATCCAAATATACCAGGTGGACAAGCTGGACATGATTTCTTTGATAGAACAAATGGTGGAAATGTTGAAAGGTCATTAGAAATGAATACACAAACAATGACACCAACATTTTCAACTCAAACACCTTCAGGAATGGATACTCCTCCTGCTCAAACTCGTGGGGGAATGAGATCAGGTGGAGGCTCCGGTGGTGGAGGTGGAGGAGGATATTAATGTATAGATTACTATATATATTATTAATGTCGTTTACCTTTACACAAGAACCTTGTGATGGAACTTGTTTATCAGAGGAGGAAACAAAAAATATATACAACAATATTCAAGAATTACAATTCGATATTGAAAAATACAAAGAAATTGAGAAAAATTTAAATTCTCAGATATATATGTATATACAAAGTGATTCATTATATCAATCACAAATTAAAGATTATAAAAACCAATTAGAAATGAAAGAAGAAATGATTGATTTAGTTAAACCAAAATGGTATGAGAATAAATACTTGTGGTTTTTTGGTGGAGTCATACTAACAAGTGGTTCGGTATTTTTAGCAGGACAAATAAAATGAGTGATTTAAAACAGGCAATACAAAGAGAGTATTTGAAATGTGTACAAAATCCTGTGCATTTTATGAGAAAGTATTGTACTATTCAACATCCTACGAAGGGTAAAGTTAAGTTTGATTTATATCCATTTCAAGAAAAGTGTTTAACAGAATTTAAAGATAATCGATATAACATAATATTGAAAGCACGTCAATTAGGTATATCAACATTATCTGCTGGATATGCTTTGTGGTTAATGTTATTTCACAATGATAAAAACGTATTGGTAATTGCTACAGGTAAAGATACAGCAAAAAACCTTGTGACAAAAGTAAGAGTTATGTATGAAGGATTACCTCAATGGTTGAAAACCAATACAGAGGAAATAAACAAATTATCATTAAGATTTAAAAATGGTTCACAAATAAAAGCAATCGCATCAAATGAATCAGCTGGTCGTTCAGAAGCATTATCATTATTGATAATTGATGAGGCTGCGTTCATTGATAGAATTGATACCATATGGACTGCTGCTCAACAAACACTATCAACCGGTGGAGGATGTATTGCTTTATCAACACCTAATGGTGTGGGTAATTGGTTTCATAAACAATGGATGGGTGCTGAAGAAGGTACGAATGAATTTAATACTATAAAATTACATTGGACAGACCATCCTGAAAGAGACCAAACTTGGAGAGATGAACAAGATAAGATTTTAGGTCCTTCACAAGCTGCACAAGAGTGTGATACAGACTTTCTATCAAGTGGACAATCAGTTGTTGACCCTGCAATTTTACAATGGTATAAAGATGAGTTGGTAGAACCACCCGTTGAAGAGGTTGGAGTAGATAGAGGTATGTGGGTGTGGAGACAACCTGATTATACAAAAGAATATATAGTGGTTGCTGATGTGGCTCGTGGTGACGGTAGTGATTTCTCAGCTTGTCAAGTATTTGAGGTTGAAGATATGGAACAGTGTGCAGAGTATAAAGGACAATTGTCCACCACAGATTATGGAAACTTCTTAATTGAAGTAGCAACTAAATACAATGACGCTTTACTTGTAGTTGAGAACAACAACATTGGTTGGGCTACAATACAAACCATTATAGATAGAGGATACAAAAATCTATTCTATCAATCAAAGGATTTACAAGTTGTTGACACGGAACATAATATTACAAACAAATACAGAGCGCAAGATAGAAATATGGTGCCTGGTTTTTCAACAACAACAAAGACTCGTCCATTAGCAATAGCAAAAATGGAAGAATATACAAGAGAAAAATTAGTAAAACTTCATTCAAATAGATTAATTGATGAATTATTTGTATTTATATATAAGACTGGAGTTACACAATCAAAAGCAGAAGCAATGCAAGGTTATAACGATGACTTGGTTA